GACCCTGTGTTCCGTTTTCTAAATAATGAAATGGTGGAAGCGTTTGTCACAGGCAACCAACTTTTGCTTCAAGGACTTTCGGGGTCTGTTGTAGCCGATGCTGAATATCCAGAGGCCGTAAAAAACAAATCCAGTATTGTCCGCAATCAGCGCAATACACTGCTAATGGAAAGTGATTGGACACAGGCGGCAGACAGCCCATTGTCCGATGACGATAAGGCTGCATGGGTAACGTATCGAACCAATTTGCGCAACCTATCGGACCATGCTAATTGGCCTGAATTATTACCAGAAGATTGGCCCACAAAGCCGTAATTATTGTTGCAAAACAATATCGTAAGTGCTATACTGATATTTATAACTTCCATAAAATTTAGGTACTTATGACAGAAGAAACATCTAGGTTTCAGTCTGTTCTGCTAACTCCCCAAAATGTTCTAAAATACTGGCATCTACTAGAGCCTGAAATCGCAAAAGCATTAGAACATGGCATAGACGAACTGACTGCTTTCGATGTCTGCAAACAAGCCCTCGACAACAAAATACAAGTCTGGGTCGCCATCGATAAAAGCAACGAAATTGTTTGCACAATCACAACCCGTTTCCTGACTTACCCAAGCACCAAAGTCATGCAGATCATTACCTGCACAGGTAGCCAAGGTCGGTACTGGGACGATTTCTGCGAATATCACAGGACGCTAGAGGATTATGCCAAGGCTAACGGGTGTTCGAGCTTACAGGTCTGGGGCCGCAAAGGATGGCAACGGCACCTAACCAAAATCAAAAGTAGATCAGGGCAAGATTACCAGACGCTCTATTACGTCTACAACATGGAGATATAGATGAAGACTTTAGACCCTATTGGCCTATTTCGGTATCTGAACCCCAGAGCCAGTGGGCTTATTGTATTCAAAGGCGGCGGCGGCGGTGGAGCTTCTGCAGAAGAAGTTGATGCTAGTGTTGCTGCAGGTACTGAGGCCGTAAACTCAAACACCAATGCAGGATTTGCTGAAGCTGAAACACAGTTGGCAGAAACAACAGCGGCAGTAGAAACTGTCGGTTCTAATGTTGGTACAGCCTCTGAAACAGGTACAACAAATGTAGGCACAGGGTCTTTCACTACGCCTGTTACAAATCAGATCAACGCTGATGGGGATGTTGTTCAGACAGGCGGTGAAACTGTCGAATATGGCGGCGGTACAGCCAATGTCACTGATACGGTCAAAGGTGATACTGAGCAGATTATTGGCGGTCAGACTAAGACAGATGACCTGATCAATAAGCGTTTTGATACTTTTCAGCCTACTACGGTTGTGAGCCAGAGTATTGATACATCTGATCTAGCAAAAGCTGATGCGATGGCAGACGGGTTTGCTGCATCCGTTGCTAATCAAGAAGGTATTAAGTCGGCAGTAGACACTGGATTTGCTGATGTAGGTCAAGACTTGTCTGGTCTAAGTGCAGGACAAACAGATATAGGAAACCAAGTATCTGATCTATCAGGTAATGTCACCGAAGGTTTTGCAACGGTGGATGAGAACCTGAATACAGGTTTTGATGGTGTTAACACGAATATTGATAATCAGTTCACCGCACAGAATGAAAACCTTACAGAATTGTCTTCTAATATTTTGGGCGGTCAAACGAGCCTGCAGGAATATCTAGAAGGTATGTCAGAACGTTCCGACACATACTACGGCGGTTTGGCAGAAGGTCAGGCTAATATTCAAAGTTCTGTAGGTGGCCTGCAAGACAATTTCTCAGACTTCCGTACACAGTATACTGATGATGCAACACTTGCCGACCAAGCACGTGCTGATCTTGCTAACCAAGTTACAGGCGGCTTTAGCCAAGTACGTCAGGACCTTGATCGTAACTTTGATGCTACTGCACAACAGAATGCACAAATTACACGCAACACTGAACAGACAATGCAAAACCAAGATGATATGACTGCAAGCTTCGGCGCAGCATTCAAAAACATTGGTGCAGGTGTTCAGGCACAGACTACACAACAACAGTCTGTTAAGCAGGACATGCTACAGCGGTTGAATACAATTCGTGAAGTCATCCTAGCGGAAGGTCAAAACCTCGATCCTGCCATTACAATGCAGTACGCAAAACTAGCCGATAGTTTTGATGCAGATGGACGTTTGATTGAAATGTCTACAGATAGCAGAGGCAATACTATTCGCCGAGGGTTCGACCCCAATAACAATCTCAACCTTGCCACCTTTAATCAACAAGGGCAGGTCGTTGATCGTAGTCGTCTGAACATCGATCAACTGATGAACCAAATGGACCAAATGGGATATGGCGGTTCGTCGAACACAGGCTTGATGGGCGGTTCGCAGCCGTTTGCATCGACCATTATTTAACAGGAAAAAATATGCACCCTAAATCGATCTCAGATCAGGGACTAAACTTAATTAAAAAGTTTGAAGGGCTACACAAACTTGATGATGACGGCATGGTAGTTCCATACCGTTGCCCTGCCAACGTACTCACGATTGGATTTGGACACACGAAAGGTGTTAAGAAGAACATGCGTATCACTAAGCAAGAGGCTGAAGACCTATTGCGTGATGATATGAAAATCTATGAAGCAGAAGTTAAACGCTTGGTAGATGTACCTCTTACACAGTTTCAATTCGATGCGTTGGTGTCGTTTGTATACAACTTAGGTGCTGCGAATTTCGGGTCATCGACTCTTTTGCGCAAGCTGAACTCTGGCGATTACGCAGCCGTTCCTGCACAGTTTATGCGTTGGAACAAAGCACGGGTAAACGGTAAGCTTCAACCTCTTACAGGTCTTACACGTCGTCGCTCTGCAGAGGCAGCACTGTTCACATTAGACGCACAACTACCTAGCGATGATCCTGATGTACCAATGCCTCAGAAAGTAGTGGTACAGGATAAGAAACCTCTTACACAATCTAAGACTATGGCAGGCGCAGGTATTGCAGGTGCTGCCACCGCACTAAACGAAGTGTCGGGTCAACTAGAAGGTTTAGCGGCGTATTCCAGTAGCCTGCAAACAATCTTCTTAGTCTGTGCATTAGGTGGCATTGCATTAGCAGCCTACGCACGATGGAAAGATCAAAAGGATGGGGTGGATGTTTAACATCTTTGGCAGAGTGAAAGACTTAATCATTGCGACTTTGGCTATCGCTCTGCCCATCCTCTACATCATAGGACGGATCAAAGGCAAAGAGGCCGAAAAGAACAAAGTCCTGCAAGACGAACTACAGGCCGCCGATCAGGCCAACAGATTTTATAAGGCAATGGCAGAACATGAGAACGATGGTAGCATTGCTGATAGGGACGGTCTTGTTAAGCGGTTGCGCAAAGACGGTCTATAGAACTCAGCTTGAAATATATTGTCCACCTATCACGGTGTTTGACGAAGACTTTAATAACAAACTAGCCGATGAACTAGAAAGCTTACCCTCTGATGCTGTTGCAATACCAGAGGCCCTTTCCAACTACGTGTATCTACGTGACCGTGTACGGCAATGTCAGATTGAAAGGGATAAACTCTAATGGCTGATGAAGAAAAAGGCATTTTTGAGAGCATCACTGGCTATAAAGACGTCACAGACATGATCGATGGTGGCGGCCCAGGTCAGTCTAACTTAGACAGTAATGGTAAGGTTATCTCATACGATAACGACAACGATCCTAATAACCAAGTTACAGGGATTGCTGCCGTATCTAACACAGTTACAGGCAATTCCGCTGCTAATGCAGGTAGTGGGGGCAATAGCGGTAATCAGACTACAAGTTCAGGTCCTCAGTCTAACTTTGCCCAGACATTCCTGACGTATGCTACACCTGTAGGAATTATTGGTAAGCTTGCAGGTTGGGCTAACGGCCTATCAGACGAGGACAAGTCGAAAGACTACGGCGATCTGAAAGTATATACCAGTAAGGATGGCATGAACTACGCCTACAATGCGCTAGGCCTACCTTATGAAATCACTATTGATAAAGACGGTAATCCTGTAGACGCTCTTTCTGTTGTTGGTGAAGACGGTATGACAGGATATCAGCGTATGGCTGCAGAGGCCCGTGCCAACGGTGACGAAGATACTGCCGCTGCTATTGAGCAAGAAGAGGCGCAGAACGCAGGTCAAGTAGAAGGTAGTGGTATCTCTAAAGACGCTATCCTGCAAATGATCCGTGATTCAGGCGTTGCAGAATCTGATCAGGAAATTGCTGCAATCATTGCTGATCCTAAAGGGTTCCTAGCAGGCAAAGGCATGACCTTGTCTGACGTTATACCTGATCTACAGCTAGACCCTGAAACAGAGGGTGCCTTACTAGACCCTAATAACCCTAACTACATCCTGAGTGATCTACGGGACTACAGTCCTGAAACCGTTTCAGGCATCCCTACAGTATCTACGCCTACGGCTGTAAATCCAGAAACGTATGATGCTGCTACAGCGGCAGATCGTATGGATGATCCGCTATACAAGGCAGATGCTCAGACAGGCGAGATACGTGATGAAAACCTTGTCGATGCCAGTGAATACACAATTGATGAACAAGGTGCTGCCACAGGCGTTAACGCAGATGGCACTACAAACTATACGGGTGAGGCACTGCAGGAGTTTGCAAGCCAAGGCCTGACTGTTATCGATACAAGTACGGTGTCGGGTAAACTGCAAGCACAGGCATTGGGTGAAGGTAACTACATCGACACCAAGGCCACCTATCTAGGCCAGATGGAAATCCTGTCTCAGTCGTTTGTGGATGCTAACGGAAATCCTAAAATACCGCCGTTTGCACAAGGACAGGCACGTGCAACGTCACGTATTATTGCATTCAAAGGTATGACGGGTTCTGCAGCTACCGCAGCTATGGCAACTGCTTTGATGGAAGCAAGCTTACCTATCGCACAACAGGACGCAGAGTTCTTCAAAACCCTGACTATCAAGAACCTTGATAACCGTCAGCAAGCAACCATCAACAGAGCAAATGTTCTTGCTAAGTTTGATCTTGCAAATCTAGATGCACGGGAAGCTGCAGCGGTAACAAATGCCAAGGCTTTCTTGGAAATGGATTTGACCAATCTCAGCAATGAGCAACAGGCCGAAATCATCAACGTACAGTCTATGGTTCAGGCTCTTCTTGAAGACACTAACCAAGAAAACCTTGCCCGTCGTTTTAGTGCAGAAACACAGAACGAGTTTACTAAGTTCTATGATGAACTTGGTGTACAGGTGGCACAGTTTAACACCAATGTTATGACTGAGATTGCTAAGTTCAACGCAGGTGAAACCAACGACGCAACTGAGTTCATGATGAAGTTGGAAAACCAACGGGAGCAGTTCTACAAGAACATGATGTTCGCTGTAGACGAGTCAAATGCTAAGTGGCGGCAGAGCGTAGCAACTACGAATACAGAAATGGCGTTTGATGCGGCGGCGGTAGACGTAAAAAGAATCGGTGATATCTCACAAGAAGCATTGAACAAGTCATGGGATCGTGTGGATGCTACCCTAGGATTCCTGTTTAAAGGCGCACTATCCGAAGAGGAATTTGAGTTACGTCTGTTGCTAGGTGAAATGAACGCACAGGCACAGTCTTCTGGTGGCCCAAGCCTGTTTGACCAAATTATCTCTGCAGGCACACAGGTAGCAGTAGCTAAGTACATGAAAGTAACATGATCAAACACTCAGACGCACGCCTAAAAGACAACATTGAACCCTACGACACTTTAAATGGCATCCAGTTCTACAGATGGACTTGGAACGATAAAGCCAAAGAGCTTGGGTTAGATGATCACCCGCCGATAGGCTTGATCGCACAGGAAGTTCAAAAGACACATCCTGAAGCGGTCATAGAAGGACCATACGGCTATCTCATGGTTAATTACGGGAAGCTTACAAATGAAGTTTGAAAAATTAATAGATAAGTCAATCAAGGCTTTCCTAGATGGGAAACTACCAGAGGACCTTATGAAAGTTCAGGACGGTAGCATCACATATACACCTGAATATATGGATGAACTAGAAGCTGATTTTGAAGAAGTAGAGCCAGAAGAAGAGGTATCAGAAGATGATAAGTAATGGTCCTATTCCTGGTGAGAATTTCTTAGCCGATACCCGCAACTATCCGTGGCACCGCCCACCAGAGGTTGAGACATACGACGGTACTGTTGAGTACGTCATGCAGCGCATGGAAAATGAAGAGACTGCAGAGATCGTATATTCCCTAATGGAGATTGGTCGCCCCCTAACCAACATCGTTGCAGGACTTATGATGCAAGGCATTGGTCGAGGTAAGTTTCAGATCGACATGGCGATCCTAGCTGCAGGCCCTGTTTACCGTTATTTGCAGATGTTGGCAGATAGCGCAGGTATCAAATACGAGACAGGCCTAGATGCCAAGCGTATCCCTATTACGGCGACGACAATGCGTATGGTCCTTGGGGTTGTAGAGGACGAAGAAGAGGATACCCCTGAGACAGCATCAGAGGCCCCCACAATGCCAGAAGGTGGCTTAATGGGTGCGCCTACCTCACAGGACACCACAGAGGCTCCTGCAGACGAACAGGCATCAATGCTTGGGATGACAACTGAAGAAGAGGAAGTGTAATGTCTTGGGGTACAGCTAAACGACGCATAAGCGGTAAGATCGCATCTGGTGCCTTTCAAAAGCCTGACAATACTCTTCAAAAAGGTATCATGGCTGCAGGCGATATTGCCGTAGCAAAGATTATGAAAGCAGAAGAGGAAGAGCGTTTAGAGAAACGCCGCCAGAAAGCTGCAGCGGCTGCAGAGGCTAAACGACTAGCCGCTGAACAGCGTAAGAAAGAGGAAGAGGCTAAGAAGCTCGCACGGCAAGCTAAAGCCGTTGCCACACGATATAATGCTGCAGATAATCCCGCAGCCGTTAACTACATCACGGAACAGCTATATACATTTGGTGATAGTGCTGCAGCGTTGATTGAAAGTGATATTAAATCAGGGCGGCTATCTTTCGTAGATGAAATGCGTGACCGCCCTCTACAAGGCCCAGACGTTCCTAGAGACTTTGCTACACCTATCACGGTAGGCGAAGGTGAGGATCAAAAGACTTATTCAACGTTAAAGGAATCTGGCAACCCTATTACCGTTGATAATTTGGAAGCTATATCTACTACCGAAAATAATTCCGAAGCTACACGCAACGAAGCAGGTCAGATGGCAGAAATCTTTGCCCCTGTATCTGAAGAGCCTGCAGTATCTTTGCCATATCAGGGCGTAGAGATTGATCCTGATGCTAACAATGTTGAGGTTGATTGGAGTAAAATAACTGACGAAACACAGGTTAAATACTATCGTCGTATGCACAATGCAGGAAAGCAGGTCTTAGACGCAGAAGACTTAGCTGTTCTTGAAGCATTTGAAAAAGACTTTGAGGAAGGTAAACTGAGAGCAGCGGAAAAAGAACAACTAGAGCTTAACCGTGAAATGACAGGCTATGATGATAAACGCCTGCTTGCGATTGTACAAACACGTGATGGTAACGTATACAGCCCTGCAGTCCGTAGTGTTGCCCAACGCATCCTAGAAGCACGTAAGAAGCAGGAAGAATTAGATAATCAGCCAGACCCTGTAGATATAGTTACTGACCTAGCTAAGATGGACGATACGGAGCGTTCTAACCTACTTAGCGGTCTAGCACCCCTAGTTACAGAAGGTGACGAAACTGCTAAACTAATTACTGAAGCTGCAGGATTTATGACTGCTAAAGAGCCTGAAGACCTTACTAAGTATTTCTCAAGTATTAATACTGTAGCAGGTGTTGTGAGTAAAATCCGTGCGGTTCAGAACTCTAACCTAAGTGCAGCCGACAAAAAGTCAGTAATTGATCAACTTGAAGAACACAGGAAAGACCTAGAGGCCTTAGATACCGATCTAAATCTTACAGATCAGACATACTATGGTTCTGTGATGGTTGAGAATGTGGCGACACGTGCAGAACTTATTATGAATGCAGACGGTAAGTTGTACGCACCAAGCCTTAAAAAGACATTCGATCAGACGTCAGTTACGGACCTAATCAGCAAAGATAACGCAGATGCGTTAAGGGAAGATGCTACCACCCTTCAGGATGATGTATTCAACCCAATGATTGAACAGCGTTCAGGCATCAAAAACCTATTAATGCAGGCGGTTGAAATTGATCAGCTTGTTGAAGGTGCTGATGGTAAGGTGCTTACCTTCATGGGTGGTCGTCTTCCTTCCATCTTGCAGCGTGTCCAGAACGAATACAAAGCGTTTGATTCATTCCTGCGTGGCGGCAATCAAGAACAGATTGCAGCCCTTGCCTCTGAGTACACAGATGAGGAATTAGAGGCCCTTTCTGAGATTGGGATTAGCGCAGATGAGTTCTCACGCTTCCAAGCAATGGCGATTGAGTTTGCGTTTACCTATGCCCGTACTGGCATGGGGCAGACCCGTACTACAGACCAAGACTTCCAAGCGGCATATAAGGTTGTGACTGCAGGAAGCAGCTACCCGACGTACACTAAGAACTTGCGTGGGTTGGTCGCCAAAGGCCTCAACCGTGCCACAAATGAGCATGATCAATATCTGAATTATCCCACACTGTCAGCGGCTATGCTCAAACCAAATGCGGATAAAATTCATGGTCCGTTCATGCAGACATTAGATCAATATCTAGCGACACAAGGTGAAGATGTAGCAGCACAAATTAAGTGGTCACAGACAGAGTATGTGGCACCTGCTTCTAGTGGCAACACTGTTGTAGAACCAACGACTAAAACTCCTGAACAGTTAATAGAAGAAGCGGTGAATACATATCAGGCCTCGCCTCAATTCAGTGCGGATAAACAATTATTAAATTCTGCACCTGAAGGTCCTGTTAAAGAAGACCTATTAACTAGCATGGCAAATAGGTTGAATATTCCTATTAACCTTCTTCGTCCTCTATATAGCAACTAGGATTTCAGATGGCAGATTTTAATCAAGAAACTCTAGATTGGATGGAAGCTAACAAAGACCTTCTTTCTGGTACGTCGTTAGATACAAATTCGAATACTGAAGAACCTGAAGAGGAAGCGGTAGAAGAGCCGATGGACCCAGAGCTAGAAGCTTTTTTAAAACGTAACCCTGACATAGACATAACGGGAACTTCGCTAGACCCAAACAATCGTCTATCTCCTATTCCAGGTACTGGTCAAATAGCAGTAGACGTTACAGAGGAAACGCAAGAAGCGGCACGACAGTATGACTCTTTGACATATGAAGGTCTATACGGCGAAAGACCTGACTATCCTGCAACCTCTACACTAATCAATACGTTTGATCCTGAAGACGAAGGTTCTGCGCAGGAAGTGTCTGATTATGAAGAAGCTTTTGCAGAATGGTCAGATAACGCCACAGAGGTATATAACAACACGGGTTTCACCCTCCCAGAAAACAATAAACGCTACTACAATAAAGTAGTGCGTACAGGCACTG